TTGGTTGGAAGGTTATGTAGGAAACACCATCAATCTTTGTTGTCTCTGTGTCATCCGTCCACATAAGATCGCCCTGCAACACACCCTTGATACCCAACTTGGAGAACTCTGCCAGTGCTACCTTAAACTTTTCGTTCAGTGTGCCGGATAAATCATCATCAATTTCCTGTGCGCTCTTGTATAGTTTAGGGTTGACATTAAAGACGCTCTTTTTTGCCACAAAAAAGTCACCTGTCTCTGGCTCAATACCAGCGAAGATGGCTGGGGCACCGTCCCACTTAACTGTTAGAGAAACTGAACTGCGACTTGCACCAGAAAGCATATCACGCAGAGAACGTAGGAAGTTAATAGCAGCGCGACCACCATCAACACCATAGTTAAGGATTTCATCCTCTATGTGTTCAAGGTGAAGGTTTTTACCGCCCTTGTCTTCTAGGAGCATTTCTGAAAATGATATCATTATATCTCTTTCAATTTTCGCCGGGATTGCATGTATGCTATCGGATATATACCGCCTCGAATATTACGAATAACTATTCCATCTTTACTTTGTATGCGGCGACCACTTCTATAAGTTGCCCCAAACACTGCTACGAATTTTCCTCTGGTTGCAAATGATACATCACCATTAATATGCATAGTTTCGGAAAAATTCAAACTATAGCTGTTGCGTTTTTTTTCTATTATTGGCGTACCTTGACCTATACAATGAACATTGTCACGAGAAAAAGGTCCACCATATTCTGGTCCGTATATTGATTTATTCATCAATACTTTTGACTTTAATTGACGATAAAAGGCATCCCCATTTTTTGGGGTTTCCTTCTTAAAAATTTCAGATAGCTTTTCTATAAAACTATCTATCTCTTTGTCATCCATTCCAGAAGACACAGAGAATCCGCCATATTGTGAAAATCCTTTGGCACCACCTTCTTTTTTATGCGATATGAATCCTATTTCCTTTCCGTTTTCGTCAAAGATTGCGATATCAGCTTTTGGGTCTTTTTTAATATGATCAGAGCCAGCACCAACAGCGGCTTTAATTATAAGTTTTCCAATCTTGATATTAATAGGTTTACCGTTATTTTCTCTTACTGCTTTTTTTATGGCATCATTCAATTCATTTGTTGCTGCAATTTCAGAAGACATTGCATTAAATCCTGATGGCTTTTTGATAAATCTAGCAGGGATAATACCTATAGAAGTATGTAAGGCTGGTTTGTCATCTATTGAAAATAATTTTTTAGATTTTAATTTGAATTTTTTACCTTGTTGCGCCTTACCAATTTGATTACCATCTTCATCATAAACAGGCACATTTCGTTTATTTTTATCTATTTCATAGTCTATATCTAATGCTTTTGGATTATCTGTAACATACTTTTGCACATTTGGAGTGCCATTAGTAGATTTTCCTGAAAGAGATACTTCAGATAATAAGCCCTGAACCCTATCTACATGATTGACATAGGAATCATCTCGTGGCTTTACCTGTCGTATATATTGCTGTAAGGACATTCGCTAACTCCATGTAGTTTATGTTCTATTTATATTAACTGCCACCCTTGAAAATCACTCCTTCACCCCTCTCAACCTGTTCATCAATGATATCTACAAGGATATCACCAATAAGATTCTTCCATGTAGCACCTTCGAACATATGACGGGGTAAGTCATTAGTATCAATCAAAGAAAAATTAAAACTAAGTGTTGGGTTATTTCCTTCTAACTCTGGCAATTTTACCCCACCATAAGAGTATACTACACCATCATATTTTGAGTTAAGGTCACTTATAGCAACGCTTGCCCATTGGTCACCCTCTTTAGTGACAAATTTATAGTTCTTGTCCATATCAATCTCCTACATAATTTAGATAAGTCATCAAAAAGTATTTAGCGTACCCCGGTAATCTTGGTGGGTTTCCTCTGTGAAGGTATGTCCAAGTAGGCGGGAACATAAGAAGTCTACCCTTTACTGGTTTTATCTGGTCACCCAAAACGGGAAATACTGTCTCCCCACCATTGAAGTTATCATTCAGATATACCATAAGGATGAGAATACGTTTCGCGCCTTCATGGTCATTTACGTCAACATGCTCTCCAAATTGTTCATCGTCCTCTTTACCAGAACCACACATAAACCTTTTCATACGCAACTCTTCCCAACCCAATCTACTTGGAAACTGCGAGTTATGAAGGATTACATCTTTCTTATATTTATCAACCACTTTTTGAAACTTTGGCATAACCAAAGAATTAAGATATTCAAAACGGTCAAACCCCATTGGGTTCATACGCTGGCAGTTACAGTTTCCACAAATCTGGTGACCATCAGGACGAACAGGACCAGTGCAGATACTTGTCCTTTTAACTTCATCAGCATCTCTCTCCATAGTCTCTTCAAACATGGATACATAAGCATCACATGTTTCTGAGTCTAGGAAATCGTCATACACCTTAGTGTAATGATTCATTAAGTATTCTTCTGCCACTTCAATTCCTCAACAGTTAATTTATTAGTTAGTGGGTCTGGAGCAACACTAGTTCTTTCAAATGTGCTTCCATCATACTTATTTATTTTTGTCTTATCAACATAGTTACAATGGGTCATCAAAAAATATTTAGCACCCAATTTGGAGGGTCCAAGTGGAGGATCGCCACGATGTAGATATGTCCAAGTTGGCGGGAAAATAAACGCCATACCTTTCTTGGGAATAACTTTCGAACCAAAGGTTGGAAATACAGTTTCACCACCTTGGAAGTCATCATTAAGATATACCATTAAGCATAGAAACCTTTTAGCGTGAGCAAAAGAATACACATCAACATGGTCTTCTAAACCGTGATAATTATTGGGCATGTAATCGTTGTGTTTATCACTACCCTCAATGAGAAATCTCTTAATTCTTAGTTCTTCCCAACCAAAGGTTTTAGGAAATTGCGCTTTATGTATGCCAACATCTTGCTGATATAAATCCACCACATTTACAAATTTATCAATGGTATTTTTATTCAGTTCATCGAACCGACTATACTCTTGTGGGTTCAATCTCATACAGGCACAATCACCACATATCTTGGTTCCATCAGAACGATAGCAAACACTAAGGCGTCTCTGCTTCTCAGTGTCAACCCTTAGTGTCTCTTCATATAGTTCTATGTACTCATCACACTGTTCATCAGAAAGTAAACCAGCATAACCTCGACAATAGTAATCTATATCAAGTTGCCCCATATTTGTATTCCTTCTGTGCTGCCTCATCTAACTTCACCATAATATCATCAGTGAAGTATGTCTCAGGGTCATTTAAAATGGTCTTACCAAAATGCTTAGAACCATCAGGCAATTCAAACCGTGTAGATACCTTCTTGAATATATCATACTTCTCTGCCAGTTCAAGCAATCCGTAGTATCTATCTAGTCCCTTCTCATATGTCAAACGAACATCAACCATCTTATTTTCTACAGTCAAACGCGACTTGTGGTTCTTACAGTGAACAATATTGCCAACAATATCCGTACCATCTTTCTCTTTCCTCTTACTAAGGTAGATGATGCTAGACGCAGCATACTTCAACCCAGAACCACCGCCCATCTCTTTCTGTGGGAACATAGAACCCACAACGTCATAGGTGTGGTTAGTAACAACCATCGGCACTTTAGCACGTCCCAGTTTCAAAGTCAACACACGAAATGCTGCCTTCAATACCTGTGCGCGGGTCATGTCGCGTGTCTCTTTACCATCAGCAGTATCTTCTACTTCTTTAGTAGTGGATAGCATACCCAGAGAATCCAAACAAAGCAACAGGGGTTTACGTTCTGACTCTGGTTGTGCTAGATAATAATCCAACGACTTGATTGCCTGTGTGCGAAACTCCTGCACTGTAGTTACCTGTGCCAATACCATACGCTTGGGATCAATACCACGGTCCATTACCATACCCTTGGTAATCGCACTCTCTGACTCAAAATACAACACTCCTGCGTCTGGGTTAGAATCAAGAAAGTTCTTAACCATACCCATCAGAAAAAATGTCTTACCCGTTGCACTCTCACCCGCGAGAGCGGTAATCTTATTCGATGGAAGACCACCATGAATAGACCCACTTAATAGAGCGTTAAAGATATATGAACCAGTATCAATGAATGAAATATCATCATCCACATTATCCACCACCTCTGCATACTCGTTGCCAATCGTTTTAGCAATATCTTTCAAAAAATCATTCATTCATATTCTCCTATATATATTAATTAAAAAAGTCTTCTAAAGAACCCTGACTACCAAATGAACCATCTATTGCCCAATGAATCTTATCAGTAATAAACTTCAGCGGTTCAATAAATGATTTTTCAAACTGCATTTCAAAATCTATGAATTTATGCAAGTTTAATTCTTGAGGCATAGACGTAATAAACGAAAAAGAACTTGACTGATATGCGTTTGGTTCTTTCATGTGAATAAATTTTATCTTGTCACCTTCCTGTATGTAAGGATATCTATTAGATAGTTTATTCTTTGCGACCAAATGGTTATATAATATTGCGCCCTTACAGTGAATGGGTGCGCGAGATTTAAAAAAACCATATTCTACCTTTTCGCCGCTTGATAGGTCATAGGTGCTTTGCGTATTGTCAGTGTATTTCTTAACACCATTTACACTTCTTGGATAAGCAATATCTTCTGGGGGTAGAGACATAAATTCTTCACGAAAATCTTGGATGAAGTTGTTAAGTTCTTTCTCATTTCCACCCATAATAATCTTGAGTGCTTCCTTCAACTTCTCACGGCACGGTGCAGGAGTACTGCTTTTAACCGCTTCGATACCCATTATCTTGAGTTTGGGTTCCTTAAACCGCACACCTTCCATGTCATAAAGGTTAAGAATATAACGCTTCTTAGCAGTCCACACGCCCTTATCAGCAATTGCCTCGCGTCCCATCTCCATCTTCTGCTCATATGCGTTGGTTACTTTGGCAAGTGCTTGATAACTTTTATCAATAAAAGGTTCCAACTTCTCTTTTGCAACCTTGTCCAAGAAGGTGACGATAGTGTTAATGTCTTCCCCCTCTTTGAACACGCTATTAACAAGTTTGTCAAAAGTAATGTATACGCTATCTGTATCCGACGCAATAACGTAATCCATGTCCTTCGTTTCCAAGATTTTGTTAAGATAAATGTTGAGACTTTTCTCAATCCAACGAATAGACAATTGACCAGATGTAGTAATTGCAGTGGCAACCAGCAGATCAAAATAGCGAAACCAATTATTCCCAATAGCACCATATGCACTGTTAAGAGAAATCTTCTTCGCCATTTGGATGTTGTTGTATCGGGCAATGTCTTTGAGTAGAGACTTCTCACCTGTGTTTTCATACTCCTGTTGAGCGTCGAGCATAAGTCTTTTATATTTGACACGATCATTGTACATTCCTTCCATTAACTCAGGCAAGAACCCTCGTTTATCCTTACGAAAGAAGGCACCATTTGGAGTCATACAATATTCGGTGTCATTTTTAACTTTACCGTTTAGTACCTTATCGACTAATCCTTCTTCTTTCTTACAATTGGGTACTAGAGTTTCTGGTGATATATTGTATTGCATGATAAGGTGAGGATATAGAGAGTTCAAATCAAACGACATGACCCAGTTATGCATACCCACCTGTGGGTCTTTCACATAGGCACCCTCAAACTTCTCTACCTTCTCTGCCTCTTTCTTGTGCGGGATTACGACTTTCCTCTCCCGCAAATAGTTGTATATTAGTATGTCCCAGTAGCGCACTGTACCAAGCACATCAGCAAAGTTGACCTTGGCATCATACGCCATTGTCAATGCAAGTTCAATCAACTTCATCTTGTCTTCAAGGCGGTCAACAATCTCCACATCTTGAATGTTGTATTCAATGAATGACTGATAGTCTTTGGTATACCACTCACGAAATGTATCATAGGGATTGCCATCTTTACGTTCACCCAATTCAACAAATGCGATATGGTCAAGAGTGTATCTCTCCTGATTAGTATATGTAAACTTGCGATACAAGTCAAAGTAATCAAGGGCAGAGATACCGTCAAGAGTGTAGACCTGATGAGTTCTCCCCATCTTATATACTTCACGGGCGAACACATTCTTCCACGGGGACAGGCGTTTTATCTCTTCTTCATCGAATACATTACGAATGCGATTGACTAGATAGGGAATATCGAAGAACTCAGTGTTCCATCCTGTTACGATATCAGGTGTGTGTTTTTCCCAGAATGCTAGGAACTCCTTAAATAGATGTACTTCACTCTCGCACTGAATATACTTTACATCATTGCGAGTAGTTGTGAACTCTCCGATTCCCCAGACATTAATGAAACCCGTTTGAAAGTTCTTAATAGTGATTGACAGCATAGGTTCTGCTGCATCCTCTGGTTTGGGAAAACCGTTCTCACACTCCACCTCAATATCGATGGTGTACATGAGCATCTGGTCCAAGTCCCAATCGACCTGATTAGGATATTCATCGGCAATCCAACAATAAGGATACTGTGTGTTGCCAAATACAATAGATTGAGACCTGCGGTCATCAATCCACTGCTTTGCTTCTTTTATAGAATTAAGTTTATGGGGAAGTACATGCTTCCCGTCTAGGGTTTTATATCCCGTTGGTTGGGATGCCAAATCAAATAGAGTAGGTTCATAACGAACCCGTCTACTCACACGTTCACCATTCTTAACCTCACGGACAAGAAGATTGTTTCCATATTGAAGGACATTTGTATAAAAGTTCATACTCAAACTATAGCACTCACGAAGGTTTCTGTCAAGTCTCTTTTTTCTTGCCGATATTGTATTTTGTCTCTAGGGTCCAATCATCCTTCTCCCTGTAAGATAAAACTTTAATCTGACTAAGGGGTGCTAGTTCACCCATCTCACCAATGACATTGATCAACTGCCAATCCTTTAAAAGATTGGCAATCGTATTCCTACGAGAAATATCATTTGCAGTGAGATTTGTTTTCTTACCATCAAGGGCAAATAGTTCCTTAAAATGAACGATAAAATAGCGACCTTGCTTATGCAAAATATGACATGACTGATAGAGTTTGCGTTCCTTACGAGATGCTACACCAATCCGTGATAGTGTTTCACGAACTTTAAGAAAGTCATCGGGTTCATTCAACCCGACTTCTAGCATATCTCCCTGCTTCCAACTAACTTCTTCCATTTTTCCCACCTTTATATAACTTTCGTTTTATGGCAGAAATTTGTTCATCAGTTAATATGTCTAGAGCGGTTTTTGCCTTTTCATTACTATAACCATAATACTCTTTAACATACTCTAGATTCTCTAATTTCATCGCCTTCAACCACGGGGTAAACCGTTTTCTTGGTCTTAGACTATTTAGCAAAAAATCAAACTGTAGTTTCTTATCCACATGTGGTAGTTGGTTAATCTCATTTACCAACATAACGGTATCAGGAAATGGAGCAACACACTTGTTTACAACGAATGGGGGGTATTTCCTCTCCCATTCCTCATCCTCACTGTCCAGCAGATGCTCTTTGGTGTGGTTTACTGCCTTGAGGTAGTCTTTTAGTTCATACATTA